TGCTTGGTCTACATCTAAAACGATGTCAAGTTCGTGTACTTCAAACGCTTGATTATCTGCTATATCTACATAATCGGTCATGTCTAAAGATTGATTTGCTGCTGCTGGGGCTGATTGTAGTTCGACGTAAAGTTCGAACTCTCTTGATGCTGCTTTCGCCATGATGGGATGTCCCACAATGAAGACTATAAACTAATGCAATTCCTTATCTTGAACAGGTGGGCTGTCGCAAAGGCCAATTCTACCCCGCAGTGGGCCTTTTCTCCATACCTTCTTATAGGGGTGGGTCCACCCGAAACTGAAAGGAGTCAACCCAATGAGCCGAAAAACCAAAATTAATGTTCTTTTACCATTCAAAATGGTTGGAGAATTAGAATCTCGAGCGAGAAATAATACCCGTTCTAGTTTCATCGAAGATGCGATTAGATCTAAACTTGATGATGAAGACGCTTTTGACATCAATGATTTTGATAACAAAAAACTAGCCGCAACTTTAGTCAATAGATTATCAGATAATCCTACAGGATATGAGAAACTAATTGTAATGTGCATACTGGAGTGGATGAATCAATGAGGTCTTTTGATTTCCAACCCGGAGATGGTTCTAGATATTTTATCCAATTATTTCAATCTGAACATGGCGGTATATTTGTCATCAACCATGAAGAATCGATGTGGCGTTACCACAAAGGCAATCAACTCAAGTTTCTAATGGGTAACAATAACAAATATACTCACAAAGCAATTTGGGATTTCTTGGAGGCGAACCTATGATGCTAACTAATATCAATACAGATATTCAATGCCAAGTTTGTTGGTCAACGGTCTTTGCTGGTGATGAACGATGTATTGTTCATCATAATGATGGTGACTTGCTTTGTTGCATTCTATGCGGAGCTGCCGCGGAAAGAGTAGGATGGTGTATTTCAGTATGAAGTGTTTTGAATGTGGATCTAAGTGTCTAACAGTGTATCTAAACGCCAATGGTCGTTTAATTGTGTCTCCTAGCCACAATGAGAAAATCATAGCGGTTCGTAAGGACTGTATGAATTGTAATTGGCATTCATACCCTACTAAGATACCAGAATCAATCTGATTCTAGCTTAGATAGTGCAAACCTTAGTCCACCGGTTGAACCGCCTGTAGCAAAGGAACCCGCTAAGAAAAACAGATCTGTTACAAACTCTTCTTTAGTATCTGCTCGATAGACGGGCAAATTGAAGTAATTAATATCAAATGATTTGAAGCTCGAATATGAACCTTCAGTAAACATCGATGGGTCATAGTCTTTATTTTGCATGTAACCCATCGATGAATACTCTTCAGGAGTAAACAGCCTTTGCTTCATGCTGTAGGCCCGCCTTCAGCGTTATTATTCATAGCATTGACAACGGTAGTTAGGTATTCTCCTTCACTATAGTCAGGGTCTTTACAAAGGAATCTTACGCTTACGGCTGGCCACTGACAAGAACCTTGACCTTCAAGGTCCAAGTTTGTTTCACCAAATGTGCCCGCAAAGGTTTGATTCCTGTTAATTACAACGCGATAGCAATGCAAGTTAGGTCCAGTGATTGCACTCATAGATCCCCAAGTTGTAACACTGTCTAATACAGGCATTCCAAATAATGAGTTAGTTGGATTTGGAGCTCCAGGGGCAGGGCCTAACGTAGTAAGTAATTCTCCATTAGTTTGAGTTGCACCTAGACTATTGCTGTAGGAATACATTCTCTTTTCGGCGTAGATTGTTTGAACCTGGTTTGGAGCACCAGCATCTCCAGAAACTAATGTCAAACCATCAGTACCGTTAAGACCCATATTTCTGAAATCGTTGTATGTTATTGTAGTTGTAGCAGCTGCCAAATTAGTATTAGCCAGGGGACGGCTTAGAATAAAGATAAATTCTTCCATCTGGTCAAAGTTGTTACCATTAACATTGAAACCTAAAGGAACGGGTGACGTTCTTTGAATAGATGCTTCAACAGGTAACATAACTTCATTATTGCGAGCCATGTAATCTAAATCCAATCTAACATATTGCATAAACGATCCACCGTTAAATGTACCAGCAGGTAATATGTTTAGCAACTGACCAGTTCCTACTCCGCCACTTGTGACGTTTGTAGCATTAGGACTCAAAGGATTTCGAAATGTAGACACGGTTAATTCGCCAAAGTCTATGTCAATAAGCCTAGTATCTTTGTCAATTATACGTGCCATCTAATCACCTCTTTCCTTTAGCCTTCTGGGCTCGCTTGTAGGCTCTTGACATCTTTCCGAGGTCAAGCATTCCCTTTCGCTTTCCAGACTTAATTCGAATTTGATTCGATTTCTTCCCGATATATTTCTGCCAAGCTGACTTAACAACCTTGCGAGTTTTCTTAACACCAGCAACAACAACTTCTCCACCTGCCTTCTTTGCTTGTTTACGTGCTTCTCTCTTAGCACCTTCCACAAACAGTTCGCGGAGCTCGTCAAGAGTTCCTTCTACTTTGACCAGACTAACCACCTCAAGCAAGGTTTCCAGTCTGGGTCAAAACAAGGGCCATGTAGTCCTTAGCTGAAGGAGTCACTATGCGTCCTTTAATGCGAAGTGTGTAGTTTAGTGCTGTTGTGCTAGAATTGCGCATAAACAGAGTCTTGCTAACGATAAGTGGCGTTAGTGAAGAAAAAGATTCTTGATGATACATACTACCTGCTGCTGCGTCATAGGTTTTTCTTGCGACGTACAAAGAAGTACGATCAGCATGTGTTACGAATGTTGTGATATTGGAATCCGCTAGTTGGAAAAGACCTTCTACTTGACCAGCTGGGAATGCTTGGTCTACATCTAAAACGATGTCAAGTTCGTGTACTTCAAACGCTTGATTATCTGCTATATCTACATAATCGGTCATGTCTAAAGATTGATTTGCTGCTGCTGGGGCTGATTGTAGTTC